CCGAAGATTCAGATGTACGATACGGACTAGAACTAGCATATAACATCATTATAGAAATGGAGAATGAAGATGAAAAACACTTGTAAAGATTGTTCAAAACGTCATGTTGGTTGTCATTCTACTTGTGCAGAATATATAAACGCCAAGAAAGAATACAATACAGACAGAGACAATAGACGTAAATTTCTGATTGATGCTTATACAAGTTCTAGTTGCTATCGTACTAAAAGATTCGGACAGGTGTAACTAAACACAAAGTTATATAGGAGACACTAAGAATGAGAATTAAGTTAGACAACGGTGCATATACACCAATAAGAGCACATGAAACAGATGCAGGTATGGACTTAAGGACACCAACAGACTTTATTCTGTTTGCACACAGTTCAGTAACTATTGATACGGGAGTACATATTGAACTACCACCTAACACAGTTGGACTGTTAAAGAGTAAGTCAGGACTGAATGTTAATCATGGTATTACAAGTGAGGGGGTAATTGACGAGGGTTATTCAGGAAGTATATGTGTAAAACTCTATAATCACTCAGACAAAGACCATGAGTTTATGGTGGGAGATAAAATCACACAGTTACTAGTAATGCCAGTTAACTATGTTGATATTGAGATTGTAGATAATATCGAAAGTGGGGAGCGTGGAAATAATGGATTCGGAAGTACGGGAGCATAAGTTTGTCATAAAAGGAACAATGCCTACTCTAAACGAATATCTATCAGCTTGTGCGAGTAGTCCATATAAAGGGCATAAGCTGAAACAAGATAATATGCTACTTGCTATAAACGCTATAAGGCTTTATCTGAGAGGATATTACACTGATAAGTTAATTGTACTCCACTATGTTTTCTATGAGCCGAACAGGAAGCGTGACAAAGATAACATCTTTGCGTTTGCATCAAAGGTTGTTCAAGATTCACTTCAAAAAACAAAGACCATAAGTAACGATGGATGGAGAAACATTGAGAACTTTACACATGAGTTCTATGTTGATAAAGAACATCCAAGAATCGAGGTAACCATTGAAGAAATCGAAGATTGACGGCATTGTTATAAACAAAGCAACATTTTTATCAAGAGAGGATGGCGGTACACGTTTTTGTGACTGCGGTATGAATGTTTATACAACGATCTTGAGAGGTGGAAAATTTTATTACCGTTGTAATAACTGCGGATATGAAATAAAAAATCCTTATGAATATAAATTAAAAATTTAAAAAATGAGAAAATGAAAATTACAAGAACGTGATTATGAAACAAATGTTATTGTAAATTTTATTTTCAAAGAAAGGACAAAATATGTTTGATGTAAAAACAGATTTTTCCGTATATAGGAATTGTTATTTTTTCGTGAACCATTATGCTGCTGATAATAGCTTGATGTTAAGAATATACAACAACATAGATGGAGCAATAGCAGATATTACAGTTTGCCTGGATGATAAATTTCTTAAGGATAATCAGGCATATGTTGACACAAACAACAGTGAATTTGCACCAAAACTTATTAAAGAGCTTGGGATAGGTAAGCCACTTGGTAAAACAAGAAATAGTGGTTTTTGCACATACCCTCTTTATGAATTTGATCTCGAAAAGATTGGAGAAGTAAGTAGATGATTTGCGGTGAATGTAAATATCACAAATACAGTCCTAGTGACGGAGAATGGATTTGTACAAACGAAGATAGCGATAATTACGCACTTGAAACTGAATATTGTGATTCTTGCGTTGATGGAGGAGAAAAATGACTTATGAAGAATTTCTAAAAAGTAAGGAATTACAAACTATACAGGCTGGTTTTGATATAGATAAAAACGATTTAAATCCATTGATGTTTGATTTCCAAAAGGATATATGCGCATGGGCTTTAAAAAAAGGCAAGTGCGCAATCCTTATAGGATGCGGATGTGGAAAAACAATTTTGCAACTTGAATGGGCTAATCAGATATACAAGAGAGAACATAAAAATGTATTGATTGTAGCCCCTTTGTCAGTAGTAAGACAGACATTTAATGAAGCGGTCAAATTTAATATTGAAACAGCTATATGTGTATGTAGAACACAAGAGGATGTAAGACCAGGAATAAACATAACAAACTATGAAATGATTGAACATTTTAATGCTGATGAATTTATAGCAGTGGTTCTTGATGAATCGAGTATATTAAAAAGTTTTACATCACAGACAACGATTGATTTTACACAGAGATTTTCAAGAGTGCCTTATAAACTTTTATGTACTGCGACAATATCGCCTAATGATTATACAGAAATTGGAACATCATGCGAGTTTCTTGGAATTATGAGTAGAACAGAAATGCTTGCGACTTATTTTGTTCATGACGGTGGAAAAACATCTAATTGGAGATTAAAAAAAGCTGGTGCTAAGAAGTTTTGGGAATGGTTCGCTACATGGGCGATTATGTTTACTAATCCGTCTGAACTTGGATATAAGATTGATGGATATGATCTTCCTGAACTTAACATAAATACCATAATAACAAAATCAAAAGTAAATGACTATGAAATGTTCGCAAAGGTAGCAGAAACATTGGAGGAACGTAGGCTTGCAAGAAAAGAAAGCATGGAAGATAGAACCGATAAAGCTAAGACTTTGACGGAACAGGATGACTCACAATGGCTTTTATGGGTTGATTACAACGATGAATCAACAATGCTGCATAAAAAAATTGAAAGTGTCGAGGTAAAAGGTTCGGATAGTCCTGAATTTAAAGCTGATGCAAGTATTAATTTTGCAAGTGGTGATATACGTTGTCTTGTAAGCAAACCTAGTATTTTCGGTTTTGGTTCAAACTTTCAGACTTGTCACAATATGATTTTTTGTGGAATATCTGACAGTTATGAAAGATTTTATCAGGCAGTCCGTAGATGTTGGAGATTTGGACAGAAACATAAAGTAAACGTATACATTATTTTGTCTGAAAAAGAAATTGCAATTCTTGAAAATATCAAGAAAAAGCAAAAGCAGATGGAACAGATGCAAAAAACAATGACAGGGCTTATGAAAGAGGTCACTCTATCAGAAATTCAGCATACAACAAGAATTACGACAGAATATAAGCCAACAAAAGAAATGGAGATGCCATCATGGATATAAAGGTACTTGATAAAAAGATTACAGATAGATATGCAGTTTATAACGGCGATACGACTGAAATTATTAGAGATATTCCTGACAATTCAATAGGATTGTCGGTGTATTCCCCACCGTTCAGCTCATTATATACATACTCAAATTCTGACAGGGATTTAGGAAATTCAAGAAACGATGAGGAATTTTTTACTCATTTTGAATTTATTGCTAAAGAAATATACAGAATTTTGAAACCAGGACGCATTATGGCCGTTCATTGTATGCAGATACCAGCTATGAAAGAGCGTGACGGATATATAGGCATAAAGGATTTTAGAGGTGACTTGATAAGAGAGTTCCAAAAATGCGGATTCATCTATCATGGTGAGGTTACTGTTTGGAAAGATCCTGTTGTAGAGATGCAACGCACAAAAGCACTTGGTCTTTTGCATAAGCAACTTAAAAAAGATAGCTCACGTACAAGAATGGGGTTGCCTGATTACATAATCTTCATGCGCAAGGATGGTGATAACGAAGATGCTATCCAACATACCAATGAGAATTTCCCTGTTGATTTATGGCAAGATTACGCAAGCCCTGTTTGGAGAGAATATGCAAGTCCTGTTTGGTGGAATATAAACCAGAGTAACACATTAAACAAGAACTTTACTGATGCAGAAAGTGAGCGTCACATCTGCCCCTTGCAGCTGGACGTAATTGAAAGATGTGTAAAGCTCTATTCAAATGATGGTGACACAGTATTCACACCATTTATGGGGATAGGCTCAGAGGTGTATCAATCTGTAAAGATGGGCAGAAAAGGAATAGGAATTGAATTGAAAAAAGAATACTTCGATCAGGCGGTTAAGAATTTACAGGCACTTGATGATGAAAATAATCAAATGACACTTGAGGATTATTTTAATTTGAGAGTATGAAAGGTAGTATGCAATGAATAATGTTGAGAAACTTAACTAGAAATACCCTCAAATGATAAAATTTGCCACCTAGATTTAATTAGAATATCTTCCGCAAGGATTTTATCATTCAGAAAATAAAATAGCCTTAAATCGCAAAATATGAAGATATTCTAATTTTCTAAAGAACATTTTAGAAGATATGCTAAAAATGCAAAATTTAGTACCTAGATTTGATTTTTAAATTCGTGATAGGGAAATTATCACAAAACTATTTTAAGTGTCTTAAATCTCAAAATATGAGGTTTTAAGCATAGATTATTTGTAACTATTAACTGTTCGTATTGGCTCATAAGGAATTTATCACACACAAACTTATTGAAAGCCAATTTCAAAGTCCTTGCCCTCTTAAATGGGGCAAGGCAGAAAGGGAGAAGATGAACCTAGATTCACTTAGTGAACTTGTTGAGGATATATTGAGAAATGACGTAAGGGCAAGAGAGGATGATATGTATTTATACGGCATGGTATGTAAAGCCAAGAATGTTAACGCTACAACAGAATCGTTTTTCACTGTATGTCTTAAAAGC